GCGTCGCAAGACTGACGTTGCGTTGCGCCAGTTGCCCACGAAGAAATTCGTGGCACTGGTAACGCTAATAGTCAACTTGCTCGTAGTGGCAGGAGATGTGCTAACTCATTACCCTCACGGGTGTTGAGCGCATATGCGAATCGTACGGAGGTAGTTATTAGTCATGGTCCGCTCCGTGAAAACGGGCAGCTCATGGTTATTCAACTATGGATTCCGGAAACGGATATCCCAGAAGTCCTAGAGATTTTGCATCGCCTTCTCAGCTCATTGTATGATCTGATGGCGGTGTGTGATCTCCGGGGTCTCTGACCTCCTCACGAGCTAGACGGCAGAGCTAAGGATAGCCACCTCTGATAAGGAGGGACTATGAAAAGCCTGACGTCACTCTGGTCCTGTGTGGCTAGTGAAATGGCCACACGATGCTGCACTAGCGCCACACGCGACATAAAAACTGTCGCGTGTCGGGTTGAACACGAGGGGTTGTCGTTTCTAGCGATTACCCTGGCGGACTTTGGTAAAGCCATCCAAAAATGGCTGGACCAAGGTTTCGTCGTCCCTTCTGACTGCCCTGCTTTTAAGGCTGGGCGTCATACTGGTCTCCCCCTATTTCTAGGAGGTTTCCTTGGACGTGTGTTCAATCCTTGTAGTGGCACGTTGCTTGACGAGCCGGACATTGAAGCAATCATTGCTTTGCGCGAGTTGACACTCGCGTTCAGCAAGATCGCTCTCCCTCAGGAGGATGCTTTCGCTACCTCCTCTCGGGTTGTTAATCCGAGACGTGAGAGACGAGCAATGCTCGACTACGTCAAGTGTGAGCAGGATGTCAAGGAAGCGGATTCGCTTTTGGATCCTTCTTATATGGAGGATTTCAAGCGTGTTTCCGCTTTGCTTTTCGGTGATTTGCTGGCAAAAGTGGACAGAGATGTCCACTGGGCCCGCCTTCACCCTAAGCACGGCCCAGGCGCAGTCGCAGATCGACTTAGCAGTAATGCTAAGTGGAATCTGCGAACCTGGACCGCTCGTCTTCAGCCATCTCTTCCGGCTGAAGAGTTCCTTATTCCTAATCGGTCTTATAAGGCCGAGATGGACAAGGAACTTGTCATCCTCGAACCCGGAGCTGAGATGCCCGTTAGGGTTATCACAGTTCCTAAGACGCTCAAAACTCCTCGCATAATTGCGATTGAACCGGCTGCCATGCAATTTGCACAGCAGTCGATCCTTCGCAGTTTGCTTGCCGCGTTTAAAGAGGATGGTTTCCTCTCGCGCGTTATCGGATTTGATGACCAGGACCCTAATAGGGTAATGGCTTCACAAGGTTCCCGCTGCGGGGACCTTGCCACGCTCGATTTGAGTGAGGCTTCCGATAGAGTTTCGAATCAGCATGTACGGGCGATGCTCGCCGACTTCCCGGAATTGCTACGGGCTGTCGATGGATGTCGTTCCCGAAAGGCTGATGTACCTGGTCATGGCGTTATACGTCTGGCCAAGTACGCGTCTATGGGTTCAGCCCTCTGTTTCCCTGTGGAAGCGATGGTCTTTTTGACCGTCATCTTCCTCGGAATTCAGAGACAGCTCAGGACATCCCTTGATCG